TCACGGCACGTCGCCAGAACTCATAGGCCACGCACCACCGCTCAAGTACCGCCAGGTCAGTCACGCACAACAGGCCCTGACCGCAGAGTTCTTTGGTTGTCAGTTGCCACATGATCGTGGCGAGAGGGAGATCTTCTTCAGCGAACCACTCCGGTGGCTCAACACCTTTGATGGGCGTAAAAACAGGTTCATCTTTGTTCAGGGCTCGCTTGCCGGGGTTTCCGGCCAGCGCCTTGCGCGCCGTTGGCTTGGGGCGACGCCCGGAACGCCCCGCCGTTCCAGCCATATGCGGCACTCCTGGTTAAATTTCATTTTTCGCGGGTATAAAAAAACGATGGGGCGGGCAGTCCGGAAGACGTCAGGCCACAGGGATTTGCCCCGCCCCTCCCCTCAGGCAGTTGAGAATTATTATCACTTTAGCCGTTCACGGGCCGTCTTCGTCTTATGGCACGACCAGCACAGGCTCTGCAGATTACTGTCTGCATCAGTGCCGCCATGCGCTTTAGGAATGATGTGGTCAACGGTTTTCGCCTCACGCACCACACCAGCACGCAGACATAACTGACACAGGCCTTTGTCACGCTTCAATATGCGCACGCGGATACTGTCCCACTTCGAACCGTAGCCGCGCTGATGACGGGATTGTCCAGGTTTGTATTGCTTCCAGCCTTCGCTTTTGTGGCTTTCACAATAGCCTGACGGATCTGTGGTGGTATGGCGGCAACCGCGAACACGGCAGGCTTTTGGGATTCGTGGCGGCATATGTACTAATCTCCGATTTATCCAAATTTCACTGCCATAATGCCGACATTCTCTGCCATTATTGGCTCCGTTTATCCGTTAAAAGGGATATCAGTTAAGTTATCCCGTGCAGGGTATAAGCCATTGTCGAGACCACTCATTGAATGGCCTCTGCAATAACCGATGTCTTTCCATCAGTCCGCCACCACAAAGAATCTTTTTTGCCATAAGGCTGGAGGTTCATCTTTCAGTGGCTGCCAGTGTTATTTCCCCACTTACTGGCTTGGGTTGTTTCGCTGTACTGCCGTAATGCAAAAACTGGATTAACCTGCGAAATCACACCATTCCGGGCAAATACATTTGCACTTCATTTGCCGCTCTCTCACGTGCAACATGAAGCAATCTTTTTCGCCCACCAACGCCCCACTTAGCCATTTGGCTTGCGCACTGGCTTATCGCTTTGGTTTCAGTATTGATGATGTGATCGATTCTATTCAGACGGGACATTGCGCCAACGCCGAGACGGACAACCGTTTTGAAAACTTCATAAACTTCGATTTCAAATTCCGGCTTAATCCATGCTGCATATCTGATTGCCAGAAGTTCAACACCCCACACACCTGGTTCTGCACCACCTTTGATTATTTTAAGTGGCTGAATTTGTTCCAAAGTGCTTTTTTGCACTTTGGCCTCCAGTGCTTTTATGAAGCGTTTTATCTGCGCGCTACGCAAAAACTGGCTTGGGCGCTGTTGCTCTGTAGCCTCTCCATTTGCAACTGCTGCTGCATGGAGATCGTTTAAGTTGTAGCGTCCATCCTCATCAACACGAACGGACACACCATTGACAATAACTGTTGGGTACTTCATCAGTAATTACCTTTTAGTGATGAACCTTGTCACACAGGATTCCGGCCCACAGAAAGGTACCGATCACCAAACCGGCATCCTCAAGGGTCATCCTGAAAGGTTCTGTGTTCATAAGTCGCGCGTGTGAAGCGCGTTTACTGCGGACATAAAAAAGCCCCGCATCGCGAGGCTCATTAAATGGACTTTGTGATTTGCAAAAAAATTATTTCAGGCACTGAGCCCTGATGTACTCCTGCAGGTAGTTAACCTGCGCGGTTATCCTGTCTATTCCACTTCGGAGACGGTAATAATTGAGTTCAGCATCTGCTGTAAGTCTTGGGCTTTCTCCATCGCCCATGCTGCTGGCTCCGGTCGTTGACTTTGCACAGGTGGCGGAGACTTGCAGGCGCTTACGACCAGCAGAAACATCAGCACGGAGACTTTCGATAGTGGCGTTAGCATCAGCAAGCTCCTTTGTATATCTGGCATCGAGTTCTGCTACGTCACGTTGACGCTTCTGCATATCAGAGATCGTCGCCATAGCCGAATCTAATGCCATAGCGTTTTCATCGCGCTGTTTTTTGTATTCAATGGCTTTATTGTGGTAATGATTAGCTGACCAGACAAGACCACCAGCAATACAAGCAATAAACGTTAAAATGAGCGCCCAATAACTCGTCTTCATACCAGCAGCGCCGCCCGCGCCTTGTTGTATCGAATCTTACGATCCTCAATACCGTTCAGACCGCCGTTAATGATGCGCGTAACACGATTAATATCGGCACCGTAGACCATGCAGCCTTTAGATGTGTAGAACCATGCAGCTGAGCGCGCGGCCTGTAGATCCTGCTCCAGTTGTTCAGGTGAAGTCACCAGATCTAACTTCAGCGCCGCGCCACAGATGCGATAATTATGGAGGCCAGTGATTTGAATTAATCCTCTACCGCGATATTTCCAGCCATCACCGGGTGCTTTGTTACCCAGCCGGTTGCTATACACAAGATTGGCAATAGCATCCTGACGAGCTGCATGTCCGGATGTTCTGCCAAGGGCATCAGCCTGCTGCTGTGTGATCCTCTTTCCGAACGTCGCCACAAGCGCAGATGGTGTGTAGTTAAAATTTTCAACTACGGCGCTAAACCCCATCGACTCATGGCCTACCTGAGCAATAAACATTGCCTGATCCGCTGGTGCTGTAATGCCGAATTCCTTCATCGCCGCATCAATGTGCGGAAACCAGCGCGCAGCCAGCCCGGCGCTAATACCAGCCGCCTTTTGAAATAATTGTTGGTTCATTAGTGCCTCAGATGATCAACCAGACGTGCAACGTTGCCTCTTACGGCCACCAGCACGGAAAGAAAAATAGTGTTCGCCACGATAATGGGCCATGAGGAATGGGGATAAATCCCACAGAGATAGGCCAACGGAACAGCACTGTATGTAACAGTAATCAGCCAGGCTAAACGTGAAACCCAAGGACGATGCCGCGAATCACCACGACGATAAAACATCAGAGTAATAACAACACAAGCACATAACAGCGCATTTATAGTTGCTGTCGGGTCATTTAGCTCCACCTGAACCTCCCCGGCGCGTTATGAGCGCCACCAGCGAGCCGATATCCTGATTATTCAGGAACGTCAGGATTTTAACGGCTAAAGCAGAGACGATTACGGCACCAATAGCATCCAGAGGTTTATCACTGTATCCGGTCAAGTTCGCCAGCTTGGAGCCAACCAACCCAGAGCAAAGAATCCCGGCAATATATGACACGATAAAATATGCCAGTCGGCGCGATGCACTCAGATCTGCTGCTGTTGCTATGTAGAATACAGCCCCTGCAAATGCGCCAAATACAACGCCGTAATCAGTTCCGGTCAGCAGTCCATAAACACTGGCACCCGTCAGGGCACCACCAGCCAGCCCAGTACCGGAAATCGGATCGGACATTTAGCCCCCTCTTAATTGCTGTTGGTCCTCTCAGATATGAGGGGAAGGGATCTTAATGACAGTCTGTTTATTATTTCAGTCAAATACTACCCTGTTGATGATTTCTCAGAAGCGAACTTGACTCCCAAGGGAAACTCAACTTTCCGTTAAAACCACCAGCAGACATTCGTTCAATTTCCACAGAAATATCACTGAGCCGTTCTTCAAGCTCTGCTTTTTCTTTTACCAGACGGTTATAGCGGCTTAGATGAAGCTTTTGCTGCTCCAGCCAGTCTTCAAGCTGTTCAACAGTCATACCAGGGTTAAAAAAATATGGCTGCTGCTTTTCGCCCTGCATTATTGACCTCCAGAAAAGCAAAAACCCCGCCGAAGCGAGGTTTGTTATGATTTCGTTAACGGCAGACATACAAAGCCCATCGTTAGGAGAATCCTAACCAGATTTTTTGAAAAATGCAAGAATCATGTCGCTATCTTCGGCGAAAATCATTTATCTCGTCACTTTTCTTAATTGCGCCTCAGCATATGCTTCTTCCTGCCAGCACTTTGTCACCAGTTTATCAATGACATCTGCATATCCTTTGTACCACTGATAATCCGTCAGGTCTGGTACCAGCTTCTGGACATGATGCCGCGCCAGTGTGGTTGGTAAACGGCTAAACCGGTTTCCATTGCAACGCCCACAAATCTTATAAACAGGCATGCCATGAAGCCGGGTTCTTTTTTCATCCAGGACAATACCTTTGCCCTTACACCCTCTGCACGCTGTGCTGACTTCTCCCTTACCATGACAATGCTGACATAGTTCCTTCACCCACTCTTCCTTGATAACAGATTCCCCGTTTCTGGAGTGTTTCACCACTTCGCGCAATACATTATGAAATCCCGTACCTGCACAATGCTCACAGCGAGCCTTACTTGCCGCAGATCTGGAATAATCAGCAAAGGCAAAATTCACAAGGTAAGGAATGATCTGTAGCCGGGTTTCTTCACTCAATTTATTCAATGTCGGGTTATCCAGTGCCATCGCGTAATTGAGCAGACCTTCAATCGCAAACTGAGGATCCTGAACACCAACTTTTGCCAGGAATAAGGCAAACCCAAGCGGTGCTTTCGACTGCACCATCCCCTGCGCAGCCATCACATCCGTAATCGTTAAACCACCTGAGCCTGTCGCCGGTGCGTCATCGCTCAATTTTGGAGATTTTGGGGAGTAATATTTTGGTAAGGCTTCAAGGTTCATGCTCGTTCTCCACTTACGCCAGTACGCCAATTGCCAGCGCACGATCGATAAAACGAAATATCAGCTCCAGCTGGGAGCCATACTTCTCTTCAAATGCCACGGTATCCGCATGCAGCTCGTCGTGATGCTTTCTGCACAAAGGCAACACAAAGAGGTCATGCGCTTTTGTTCCCATTCCACCCTGACCGTGACCTATCAGGTGGTGGGGATCATCAGCAGGCTTACCACAACATGCACACGGCTGTGTCTTAACCCAGCGCGTGTACTTTTCATTAACCCAGCGGCGACGTTTTGGGCGTAACATAAAAGACTCCGGCGACTCCGGATCCACTTTCAGCGCCAGCACCTTTTTCGCTTTATCCTGGATAATGCTGGTGGCAGGAACCGAAGGCACAAGGTCACTCTCCCGGGTGACAGACGGCACAACAGGCTTCGGTAATCTCAGTGCCTTACGGGCTGCACTTTCCGGTAAGGCATCCGCCAGATCATTACGAACCAGCCACCAACACAGTTCCGGCATTGTCACAACGTGACTGTCATCAAAACCGAGATCCCGACGCACAACAGACAACACCCAGCGGGCACAGTTATCCGTTGCCATTGATTCCAGCCGTTCCGTGAACTGATCGCGCAGCTGGTTATCGCAGTGCCAGCACAGACGGATTGCGCCCGGAGCGTGTCGCATTGTGGTCATGTTCTCGCTGTGCCAGTCGGAATGAGGCCACTGGCAGCCTTTTTCACGAAGTAACCAGCTTTCAAGACATTCCACGCCACCAGCACGACGGATCACTGCCTCATTGCGGAACACGGCCCGAACGGCAGGATCATCCGCCAGCGGTTGTGATGCCGCCGGAACGGCACCACTGGCGAAAGATGAATAACGTTCCGGCTCAGGCTCCAGCAGAACACGCCCCTGCATAAACAGGGGCATCAGCTCTGAACCTGGCCTGAACAATACGATCCCCATACGCGGGGCAATTTCAGGGGTCAGTAGTGCTCTCACGGTCACCTCAATGAACGGTATCGAGCAGCTTTAACAGCTCAGGGAATCGGGATTCGAAGAAATGCGGCTGCGTCTCGCGCGGATTTGCAGGACTGGTGATGTTCTTGCCGAACATGCAGCCTTTCGCTGTCAGCGACCAGAATTTTTTGATGTTGTTAATCGCAGTGCGGCTGTATCGTTCACGTTGTTCAACGATCCCCAGCTTCGCCATCTGGTGATATGCCTGATTAGCTGTCAGGCGGATACCATACTGCTTCAGCAGTGCACTCAATGATAGCGTGGGGCGGCTTGAGCCATCAGGCGCGTCAGCAGGAGCATCAATGGCATAGCGTGGTGCCAGATTCGGTAAGCCAACAGCCTCCTGGAGTTTCTGACAGGCACCAAGCACAGATGAGTTAGACAGGTTTAATTCCCGACGCATAAAGTCCAGCAGAATCACACCAGCCTGCATCTTGTCAGCAGCCTGCCCGGATAATTTTTCCGGTGCGCTGGTTACCATATCGAAAGTACGGATCACCTTCAGATGGAATGACGGGCTGATCCACATTGCATAGGCATACACCAGTTCCTTGCAGACATACGTTCCCCGTTCATTTCCCCCATGAATCACACTCACCGGGTCAACACCCAAATTCTGGGTGTTGGTCAATTCATGAACAAGCTCAACAGTTTGTTGGCTGGAAAGAAACTTTCCCGGCTCCTTGGTTCTGGCATTTGCACCAGATGCTACTGCTGCGCGATGCAGATCGTTCAGGCTGTAACGCCCATAAGCATCACGACGAACTTCAATACCATCAATGACCATCAGATTATTCATACTTCGTTTCTCCTCTTAATCGGGCGGCTGCCCCCGCCGTTTTCTCGTACTTACTGATAGTGATCTCGACCTTCCCTTCCGGGATAACCGGTCCCCACTCCACCAGCATTCTTTTCACCTGACTGTCGTCTTCCCACACACCCGCGTGGGTCAGGGCGTCAAACAGCGCCTTGTTATAGTTGTCCAGATCGCGGATCCGGTTATCCGGAGGAAACAACACGATCTCCACTGAAGCAGGTGCCGACGTTGGTTTCGGCAGACGACGTAACTGCTCAACTATTGCTGCGCACGCCGCGCTCTGAAATTTTCGCCCCGCCGCGCTTATCAGGCTCTTACCAGCAAATGCCCCTTTATTGGGGTGTCGCCAGTACGTGTTCACGCTGGGCGGGAAAGGCAGGATCAGCTTCATACTTTCAGGCCCCTCTCATGTAACCAGTGGGTTGCACGCAGCCTGGCGTTTTCCTCACCGGCAAGCAGTGAGCGGATAATCCCGACCGCCTCGCTGTCGTCGTCCTTCACCGCGGTATGAAGAGTGATACCCCGGGCCACGCCACGCTTTATCGTGATGACGCCTTTTTTCTCCAGTGCGCGAAGATGTTCCACCGCTGCATTCACTGAACGGTATCCCAGCATGGTTGCCACCTCCTGATTGGTTGGCGGGAAGCCACGTTCTTTCTGGTAAGAAATCAGCATATCCAGCACCTGCTGCTGGCATTGAGTTAACGTCGTCATGCCGCCATCTCCCTGACCAGTTTTTCCGCCTGCTGGCGAACCTGCGCCAGAAACGCCTCACCACATGCCTCAAGTTCATCACGCCCGATGTAGCTGATTGCCGGTCCCTTCCAGGTCTTGTCGAAAACAGCAATAGCACCAGCGAAGAAAGCGCCTGTCGGCACCTGCTTCTCGTCCTTCGGTATAAACCAGGCAGGCAGTTCAAAACCAATACGCCCGCGAATAAAAGCAATATGATCTGCATCTTCCGGCCACCACACTTCGCTGGTGGCCGCTTTGATCAGGAAAACATAGCGCCCGCCCTTATCACGCATGGCACTGGCATGTTTCATGATGTAACGCATGCCGGTGATGTATTGCCCCTCATGCTGACTGGCGCGGCTGTATGGGGGATTACCAAAGGCAGCACCTTTAAGCTCCGCAAGACGTTCTGACCAGTCATGCGCCAGCGCGTTATCTTCCGCCGTGTAATACGCGGCACATTTGGCGTTATCACCGTCAGTAAACAGATCCAGAACAAACGGGCCAAACAAGGTGTTAATTCCCCAGAAAATGTTATCCGGCGTGCGCCACTGATCGCCCACTTCCTTCAGTTCATGGGCTGGTTTGTTCCGCAGTTCCACCAGCGCCTGGCAATATTTATTACTCATTAAGCCCCCACGTAATTCCCTGAGAGATACCACTCTTCACCCGATGCAGCGCGCTTGCTGCTTTTCCGTAAGCACCGCTCACGACGCGCCAGAAAATTGTTTCGTTCTGGCTGGGAGTGGCTTTCACGGAATGCCGCCATCCACACGGTTGCAGCACGACGGTATAAGCCCCTTGACTCCAGTTCTTCAGCCTGGCGGGTCAGGCACAAAATCACCCGGGGGTCGTTAGTGCCGACATAGAACTTGCGCACAGGTCTGGTTTCACGAACTGGTTGTGGTTCCGGCTCCTGCGCTCTCTCAGTCAGGCGCGGGAAATGTCTGCGTGTATCCCCTTCACAACGGTGAGCCACACGCCCACTCTGACGTAACTTGCTTGCTGACTGCAGAACGCGCTGCCGTGAGTAACCAGCAAAAGCATCCGCAATGTCTCCGGAAGTACACCCCGGATGGGCTTCAATGAATTTCTGAACTTCATTCAAAAGACTCATGATCACCCCCTGAATCCTGCCGGGATCTGGCTGTAGTCCACGTTGTCGTAACTGGCTTTGAAGTACGGGTCCTCGCGTCTGGCTGCAGATACCGCAGGAACTTCCCAGGATTCTTCGAAATGACGATCCGGACCAAAGAACGTGACAGCCTGTTTCACAAATTGTGTGCCGCTGTTACCCATCGCAGATACCCAGCCCGCGTAGCGTTTCACACCTTCCAGCATGGTTTCGGGGTTTACTCCCTCATTCAAACGGGCTTTCCAGGCTTTGAAGGCTGCAGATTTTGAATTGCCACCAGCACGTTTGGGATATGCCAGCCATGCCTGCTCAAACTCCGGAGAGTATTCCGGTCGGTTTGAACGAACTCGCACGGACTCATCAACTGATGCACCAACAGCTATTGGTTCATTGACTGGTTCTTTGACTGGTTCAAAAGAGTGACTGGTTCTGGGTGAATCTCCTGCACTACCCCCTGGTGCAACTCCTGCACTACCTGGTGAATTTGCTGCACCAGATAGTGAATTATTTGCACTACCCCCTAGTGAATCTCCTGCACCATCCAGATGAAGGAGATAGATATTACTTGAGTTACCTTTTTCACCTTTCCGGGTGACTTTTTTTACCAGCCCGGACTCACAAAGGGCCGCAATATGATTCATCACAGAACGTTTGCTAATCTCGCACTGGTCAGCAATATGCTGATAGCTGGGCCAGCACTCACCCTGATCGCTGGCATTATCAGCCAGCTTGATCAGAACCAGTTTTCGCAATGGATTACCCACTCGAATTTTCATCGCTTTAACCATCAGCTCCATACTCATGCTGCACCTCCGAGATGCTTCATGTTTTTTCCGGAGCGAAAGGCTATAAGCGGCATACTGACGCGGTAATTACGGCCCAGCGGTTCACAAACCACCTTCTGACATTCACGGTCAACCAGGCTAACACGTAGAACATGCCCTGCAGGCGTGGTGTACCACTGACCGGGGCGAGGACAACGGAAAGTCTGATTGGTAAATCGTTTGAAAATATTCCGGATCATTTGCGCCCCCTTACCTCTGAAGAGTTCAGCGACGAATGAATAAGACGGGCAAGAAATGCCGCATCGTTAATTCGGTCATACAGACTTACAGCCAGAGGTGATTCAGCTTTTTCCAGCATGGGATAAAGCTGCTGCAACCAGACCTGATGAATTGATGAAATGTAGGAATAGAGAACGCTGGCGTTATGTGCAACGTCGCTCGGTACAGAGGGCTTTGAAAGCTGTTTCTCCATCTGGTTAAAGGCATTGATGTATGCCTCTTTGAACTGGGCAGCACGTTTCCCCGTGAAACCCATAGCAAGAAACGCAAAGCCGTCGCGGGTTATTTGATAGCAAGGAAGTTTGCGAGTACCGCCGTTGGGCTGGCGTACCAAAATTGATGTCTCCGCAAAATTGCGGGCACAAAACTCTGGAGAACAATCCAAAATGCGGATCTTTTTCAGAACATCGTCATGACGTTTAGAGAAGAAGTCAGCAACAGCCAAAGAAGATGTAACAGCCTGACCATCAACGATGGCAATTTCAGGTTGAGAGAGGGTTGGGAGAGTAGTCATGGTGACAGCCCCGGTAGTCAGTTTTTTAGAAAACTCACCACATGGGACGCCAATCACAGAGGTGGTGAGACGTACAGGGTTGGCGTTACCGGAGACTACCGAACCCGGCCCGACCGAAGTCGGCCCTGTACGCCCCACCATAATTTGGGCGTAGCAATGCTCATGACACGAAAAAACCGCATGAGCGCGGTTATGCTCAGTAATCAATTTCAGGACGCCAATCCCGGCACCCGTTTTATAAGGTGCCTGAACAGTGTAACGTCCCGGAATGGCAGAATCAATGTGCTGGTGGTCCTTCACACTCAACAAAATCACGCCTGAATTTCCACAAAGGACTAAAGCACTCATGCGGGTAGTCTTTGCGAAGATAGATAACGCGCTGTGTTTCTGGCTCCCAACGAATAACATGAACATAAAGTCCTCTTCCGTCACGAAACCAGCGGTTAAGTTCCTGCACAACTCGCCCCCCACAGTCAGGTAAAGTTCTCTGTGGTTACTTACAGCCAGGTGATTTGGTAATCTGCATTCATGCCGTAACAACAGGTGTTCAGCGACGCTGACCACCTGTTGTTGCGACAAACGGTTATTTGCCGTTAAACTGTTCATGCGTTAGTTTCTCCACAGACACAAAACGCCACGACGCCCGGAGCTGCACACTCGCGGGCGTCACTCTTTTCTGGAGCGCAAAAGATTTTGTAGACCAGTGCTGCATGCTCCTGGAGCTTCGAAATTGACAGATACAACTCATCATTAATTGCTGTCTGCTCGTGTGGCTCCACTACCCCATCTTCGATTGCCGAACGAATCTGCTTTGAGTAACTCCCGATCTGTTCGATGACTTCCAGCAGGCGCTGGTTTATATCGGCGTTCTCTACTTCCTCAATTTCAGGAAGCGATACAAACACCCCACCAGCAGACTGTGCGACAGCATCCGCAATGTAGTGAGTGCCAGCCGCGCGCTGTAAAATCATTGCCCATCCCAGCGGGAAAATCTGATCGCCATCTGCACGAAGGCGGTTGAATAAAGCGTTCTCTGTTACATCCAGCCACTCAGCAGCTTCAGCGTAACCCCCCGGCAACGCCGCGATAGTTTTTCTGACAGCTTTCACGTACCACTCAGGCTGTTTTTCTACTTTCCAGTGATGCTTACCCACGGTTAGCCTCATCGTTCTGTGGTTAAAAATTGAAGGTGTTCTGTTAATCTTTCGGATAGATATCCGGTCTTAAGTCAGATTTCGTAATTGCACCTGACGTGCATTGCTCAAGTTTTTTAGCCAGCACAAAACTGGCTTTTTTATAACCATTGAAAACCAGCCGTAAGTAGCCTGGTGTTGAGCCAACTTTTCCGGCCAACTCGCCCTGCTGTTCTTTGGTTAAAGAGTCCCAATACGCTTTCATACAATATGTACCTCCGATATACATATTACATGATTGAGATGAACCTTCAAGATACTTGTACCCTATCGGTACAAAGGTTTTAATTTCGTTATGAAAACAGTCCATGACATCCGGCGGTCTAACGCCAGAAAACTGAGAGATGGTGTTGGCGGGAATTCTTCCTTTGCCACCATGATTGATCGCGAGCCAACCCAGACCAGCAGGTTTATGGGGGATGGTGCTACTAAAAATATCGGTGACAGCATGGCACGGCACATCGAAAAATGTTTCGACCTGCCTGTCGGATGGCTTGATCAAGAACACCAGACAACAAACATCACAAAAAAACCTGATGTTTCAATCACTAACAAACAAATAACGTTAGTCCCTGTCATATCATGGGTACAGGCCGGAGCATGGAAAGAAGTTGGCTATTCTGAGGTTGATTTGAGCACAGCAGAAACTTATCCCTGCCCTGTACCCTGTGGCGAAATGACTTATATCTTGCGGGTGATTGGTGATTCAATGATTGATGAGTACCGCCCGGGAGACATGATTTTTGTTGATCCCGAAGTCCCTGCCTGCCACGGTGACGACGTTATTGCATTGATGCACGATACAGGCGAAACCACCTTTAAGCGGTTGATAGAAGATGGAACACAGCGTTATCTCAAAGCATTAAACCCAAACTGGCCTGAACCTTACATTAAGATCAACGGTAATTGCTCTATAATTGGCACAGTGATTTTCTCAGGAAAACCAAGAAGATACAAAATAAAGGCCTAATCAATATTTATAACCTGCTTCGGCAGGTTTTTTTATACTTGACAATGTACCCTCGAGATACATAATGTATCTAAAAGAAACATGTCACAGGCAAGATTAAACAAAATTTGGTTGTAACACGGCGTATGGCACATGCGTCGTTAGCGGTCTGGGGACGTTAAAGGGGACAATCCACTCCTTGCTCGGGCAAACAAACCAGGTAGCCGGAATGTGCAAGTCAATGATGATGCTGATAAGACGCCTAACCAGCGTGGCGGTTCGGTTTGACACCTGGGAAGAGACCAGGGTGCAACGATGAGGGCATTTATGGAACCGCGACAAAGTGTGGTGCCGTAACTGGCTAAGTGCTCTCAGCGTTGTGGTGAATGCGCAGGCTGATGCGCGAAAGACATTGCAGCTATTGCGGAAAAGAGCTGTTCGGCGGGGCAATTAAACGCCCGTATCTGGAGGTTAAAGAACAAAATGAAAGTCCAGATTTTAAACAATAACTGTGAAGTCGTTTGGGCGTAAAACATGACCGCGCGTAGACCAAGGGAGGAAAAAGTGGGAATAGTTAGAAATCAAGCAGATATATTGAAAATCAGCTCTGAATTGCTTGGAGTTTTGAAAAGTGAGCTCACCGCACATGGCATCGAGCCCACTGACGAAAATTTAAGTTGGGTTTTGTCGATTATTCAACAATCACTCAAGCCCAGCCTCAGCAAACTTTTTATCGAGTAGTGCTTCGAACTTATCGTAAAGCTTGCTTATGTCGTCTATCGGGTTTTCTGACGTACTGTAATTTTTATCTGATGTCATGGCAGCAGTCTGATATGCAGTGTGAGTCTTAACCGATAGTTGGAATAAATAAAGAATTTTTTCTTCTTTGGTCATGACTATTTCCTTCTTGGCTATATGAAAACACCAAGATACCACCGAGCCTGAAGTGGTGAAAAGACAGGCACATAACAGCTAAGTATTTTCAACCAGAGAGAATCCTTAGCGTTGTGGTGAATGCGGCTCAGCGCACGCGGGTTAAGGTTGAGGCTGACAGTCGACCTTCTGTGGATACCCACCCGCCTGGTGTGCAACCTTCGCCAGGCACCGGGAGGCACCCGGCACCACAACTTTATGCTGTGTGTAGTCCTAGCGGTACCAGCTTGTACCATTGCTTCCGGCTGGTACCGTCCTTTTTACAAAACAGAGAAGAGCATCACCGGACGACGGGCTCATAACCCAATCCACCCGGGCAAAAAGAAAGCGGTCTCTGCAAGCCGCCGACCAATGCAGGTGCCCTTCTCTGTTGTGTATGGAGAAACTAACTTTTTAGCGCCGGTGCAGAGGCGTTGAGGAACCGAGAATGAACAATCCGTTTTTCAAAAATATGTTGGTGTATCGCATTAGTCGCGATTTCACCATCAACCAGGAAGAGCTGGAACAGCAGCTTGAACTATTTCGCTTCACTCCATGCGGTAGCCAGGATATGGCAAAAACCGGTTGGGTATCACCACTTGGTCAGCTGTCAGATCGCTTGCATCACACTGTCAATAATCAAGTGTTGTTGGTTATTCGCCGGGAAGAAAAAATACTGCCATCTCCTGTCATTGCTGAAGAACTGCGCAAGCGTGTGGCGCGTCTGGAATCCGATCAGGGGCGTCGCCTCAAAAAAACTGAGAAAGATTCGCTGCGTGATGAAGTGTTGCACTCCCTGCTTCCTCGGGCGTTCTCCAAAAACTCGACTGTTAGTTTGTGGATCAACGTCACAGACGGTCTGATCATGGTTGATACAGCCAGCGCTAAACGTGCCGAAGACTCACTGGCCCTGCTTCGTAAAACTCTCGGTTCTCTCCCGGTGGTACCGCTGACTATGGAAACGCCGATCGAACTAACTATTACCGACTGGGTTCGTTCCGGTAGTGCCCCTGCTGGCTTTAGCCTGGGTGATGAAGCCGAACTGAAAGCTATTCTTGTAGATGGCGGTATTGGACGCTTTAAAAAACAGACTTTGGTCAGTGACGAAATTCATGTGCATCTGGAAGCTGGCAAAGTAGTTACAAAGCTGTCTATCGACTGGCAACAGCGCATTCAGTTCGTTCTTTGCGATGACGGCAGCATCAAACGCCTTAAGTTCTCTAATGAGATTACAGAACAAAACGACGATATCTACCGTGATGATGCGGCTCAGCGGTTCGACGCTGACTTTGTTCTAATGACCGGCGAGCTTATCTCTCTCATTAACGGATTAACAACCTCTCTCGGCGGCGAAGCCAAGCGATAAACACCAGGCAGCAATTACCCCATAAGCATGGGTTGGGTTGCTGCACTCCAAATCTGGCGAAGGTTGGTTCGGATGGCAGATGAATCATATCGAATTTATTGAGAAGAACGTCAGGGAAATCCTTATAAAACAAGGCTTTTCTTCTTCAGTAGCGCAGGGGGGGGCATGGCAAGCGATTGATTTATATAAGCGCATGTCACAAGCCAGTAAAAAGGGTGCAATTTTTGATGACGTGATGAGGCATGCGAAAGCATGGGCAGATAAACAGGTTTCGAAAACTGAAGTCACGAAAAGTAAACGCAATCAACCTAAAAACCAAGGTGGTCTGTTTTAAATATTCAGGCCAATAAGTTTGCGCGGTGCAGCGCGCCAATATGGAGAAAACCATGAGCTACATTCAGACATTATCCGGTAAAAAATTTAACTACCTGACCGCCACAATCGACGATATCGATGTAGAGGATATCGCGACGGCGCTTTCCAACATCTGTCGATTCGCTGGGCATCTCCCAGAGTTCTACAGCGTGGCTCAGCACTCTGTGCTTGTAAGCCAGATTGTGCCGCCAGAGTTCGCCTTTGAAGCGCTGAAATTCGATGACTTCCAGATTGTCCACTATGGCGGTTCTGAGGATTACGCGAAAGGTTATATCGACTGCCAAAACAACTACAACAAAGCTCTGACCGCCGCTGGCATTGGCGTGAAGGGGAAGTGAGATGGCGGAGCAAACCATTTTAGACATGTGCTGCGGTTCCCGCATGTTCTGGTTCAACAAGCAGGACACCCGCGCCGTGTTCACTGATATCCGCGCCGAAGAGCACGAGCTGTGCGACGGTCGCCGCCTGGTTATCAGTCCAGACCTGATTGCCGACTTTCGTTCACTGCCGTTCGCTGATTCTTCTTTTCCGGTTGTGGTGTTTGACCCACCGCACTTGGAGCGCGTTGGCCAGTCTGCCTGGATGGGTAAAAAATACGGGCGACTGAACAAAAAAAACGTGGCGCTCTGACTTACGCGCCGGTTTCAAAGAAGCGTTTCGGGTGCTGTGGCCACGCGGCGTACTTATTTTCAAATGGAACGAAACACAAATCCCAGTGAGCCAGATTCTGGCGCTTACAGATGTGAAACCTGCAATTGGCCAGCGTACCGGGAAGAACGATAAAACCCACTGGATTATTTTTGTGAAGGACTAACTCATGACAACTAAACACCCGGCGCACGGTCCTTTATCCCTCGATCGCCTGCACCAGATACGCGAACACCTGCAGCATGATACCCAGTACTCAAACGGCGGGAACAGAGCTTATATTCTCGCTGATATGTTGAAGGTGATTGATGAGGTGCTGGCATCGAGGAACGCAGAGCCAGTATTGCCAGATGAAAAGCCGATGCCAGAAGCGTCGAAAATGCATGCAATAGACGCTGTAGCTGCAATCGCAGAGGTCAGAGGATGGAACGCCTGCCGCGCCGTCATGCTTAAGGCTGGCAACTCTCCGGTAACTCAGGATGGTTACGTGCTGGTCCCGAAGAAACTAACCGCTGAGAACGGCGCAAAGAGTGTGCTGTCCGGTGAGTTTTCAGAAACGAAATTTATAAACTGCCCAGAGTGTTTTGGTGATGATGATTGCGAAACCTGCGACGGCAGCGGAAGAATTGAAATCACCGTTCCTGTCACATGGACGACCATCAAAGCTATTTGGGCTAAAGGTGTCGAGCATTTCGCAGCAGCACCGCAGCAGGAGAATGTATAACGTGAACAATTTAATGATCGACCTTGAGTCCATGGGCAAAAAACCGAATGCCCCTATTGTCTCCATTGGTGCCGTATTCTTCGATCCGCAAAGCGGTGATCTTGGTCAGGAGTTTTACACCGCCGTTAATCTTGAAAGCGCTATGGAGCAGGGAGCTGTGCCGGATGGTGACACTATTCTGTGGTGGTTAAGACAAAGCTCAGAAGCACGATCAGCAATCTGTGTTGATGATGCGATGCCGATATCGTCTGCCCTATCTGAACTGAGCCATTTCATTAATCGGCATTCTGATAACCCAAAATATTTAAAAGTTTGGGGCAATGGAGCTACTTTCGACAACGTTATATTGCGCGGCGCATATGAGCGCGCCGGCCAGCTTTGCCCGTGGCAATTTTGGAACGATCACGACGTCAGAACCATCGTCACATTAGGCAGAGTTGTGGGTTTCGATCCAAAGCGAGATATGCCATTCGATGGGGTTGCACATAACGCACTGGCCGATGCGCGACATCAAGCAAAATACGTGTCCGCGATCTGGCAGAAGTTGATTCCGGCCACCAGCAGAGACCTGTAATTTTCCCTGGGTGCAGCCAGGTTGTATGGAGAATGTCTATGAATACTTTGTTTTTACTTATGGCTGAGTTCAACACGCCTAACATCGAGCTGTCAGCTGTATGCCAAAAGTATTTCGGTATGAGCCCTAACACAGCAGAAGCGAAAGCAAATGCCTGTCAGTTGCCGATCCCGACTTATCGTGTAGGAACATCACAGAAAGCGAAGCGCTGCATCAACATTCAGGATCTTGCTGAGTATATAGACCAGCGGCGTGAAGAAGGCAGAATTGAGTGGGAAAGGGTCAGAACGAACAAACAGAAAAATAGTTGAGTTTCACACAGATAAAAAAAGAAAAACCCGCCAGATGGCGGGCTTTCAAAAAGCACCAGCTATGATCATGCTGCCTTGCGACGACGAAGCTTACCCTGCTGCTCTTTACCAGAGACAATAGCGTGAGTGAACGCGTTAGGAGCAGCCTTCATCAGAACTTCAACAGCAGCACCCATACCTGCGAATGCTTTCATTGTGTCGAACTTAACCTGTGGCTTGGTTGCTTTTTGATCTTTCATAGAAAACTCCCGAGACGATAAGGGCGCCTCTAACCTCTTAGTTAAAGTTAGCTTGTCCAGCCAACTTGTGCCAATCGGTTCCTCCGATTGGTGACATCGTTTTCAGTAGTGCGAATACATAACGACTGTCCCAGATGTACCTTTAAGGTAATCCGGATGGATATCCTACAATCTGTAGACACTCGGCGTCTACATCTATTGTGCGAATTTAAGAAATGTCTCTTGCAGATTATCTGTGGCTGTAGACATTACGTAGCCACACTTTTCCATACAAAAACCGAACGACTCATAAAATGGCCGCAATTCAGGAACTGGTTCAATGATTTGAACAACCTCACACTCGACAGCCTTACAAAAAACAAAGGCACTCATTAGTGTGAGCAAAACCATTCGCCCTTTTAGTGGGTGTGATTCATCTTCCCTTGAGAACCTTTCAACAATATGGATGCGAAAGATTTTATCTTCAACCCCGTAAACACAAATTGCCGCCCCTGAAGGAATCCCCTGCACTACTCCTTGCTGAACAAGTTTGATGCAAAATTCATACTTGTCATCAGAATTACCATAGGCACCGAGCATATAGTCCCACTCAAGCTCGCCATAACCACCACAGAGGATCTTGTAATCTTCATCACTGATCGGGCCAACTGCGAGAGGCAACCCCACATGGTCAATAACTAACTGAATGTTGTTACGAACAGATTGACCTATCTCGTCTAAAGTGAGCATTAGAGCCTCTCAAGCGGAACGGCGAAAGACCCCATTATACCTATTCCCGCCATGCAATGCCTGGTAAGAGTTGCGTATTAAATTAAAAACATCGGGTCCCCAATAGGCCCCCATAAAACACACAACACCGCTATTTCTCTGTACAATCCGTCCTATCGAGCAT